CACTCCCCGAGCCCTACTACCGCGACACGCACGCCACGCTCTACCGCGGCGAGGCCATCACGATCCTCGCCCAGCTCCGCGACCTCGGCGCCATCGTCACCGACCCGCCCTACTCCTCGGGCGGACAATTCCGCGGCGACCGCATGGCCTCGACGTCGACCAAATACGTCCACACCGGGGTTAAGACCGTTCGGCCCGAATTCTCCGGCGACAATCGGGACCAACGCTCCTTCTTGCTCTGGTCTACCATCTGGCTCAATACCGCGCGCGACGCCTGTCTCACCGGTTCCCCGATCGTCTGCTTCTCAGACTGGCGCCAACTTCCCACCGTCACCGACGCCATCCAGGCCGGCGGATGGACCTGGCGAGGGATCGCAATTTGGAACAAAGGGTTCGGCCGACCTGGCCCGGGCCGCTTCTCATCCTCCGCCGAGTTTCTGGTCTGGGGCTCCTCGGGCCCAATGCCACCGCGCAACATCTACCCACCCGGCACCTTCACCTGCCCATCGCTCAGCGGAAAACAAAAGGACCACATCGCACAAAAGCCGCTCCCCGTGATGCACTGGGCCCTTCAAATCGTCGACCCGTCGCGCATCGTCTGCGACCCGTTCGCCGGCTCTGGCTCCACGCTCGTCGCCGCCAAGGCCCAGGGGATCCGCTCAATCGGCATCGAATCCGACGAGCACTCCCTCGCCGTCGCCGCGCGTCGCCTCGCCTCGATCCAGCCACCCACCGACCCACCGCCGCCGATCGACACCACCGACCAACCGCCAACGCCATCCGATAAAGCGGACCACGTCGCCGCGGTTTAACTCTGGCCCATGGCCACGACGAAACCACGACGCCCCAAGGCCACGAAGGCCGCCCCCAAACCCAACCGCCGCCGCGACGCGACGCCCAAGACCGCGTCCTCATCCTACGAACGGCACCGGCGCCGCGCCGCCGCGGCCCAACGCGAACAATCCGCCACCAACCGCGAGCTCGGCAAGCTCCCCGCCGTCGCCAACCCCGAGCGCCGCGCCGCCTGCGAGGCCGACCTCCGCCTCGCTCTGGAAACCTACTTCCCCGGCACCTTCGCGCTCGGCTGGTCCTCCCAACACCTCGCCGTCATCGACACCGCCGCCTCGGTCCTCCGCTCCGGCGGCCTCTACGCGATCGGCATGGCGCGCGGATCCGGCAAGACCGCCATCACCATCCGGATCTCGCTCCTCGCGCTCCTCTTCGGCTGGCGCCGCTACCTCGTCCTCATCGGCGCATCACAAAGCGCCGCCGCCGAAATGGTCGACGCCATCAAGGTCGAGCTCGAAACCAACCCGCTCCTGCTCGAAGACTTCCCCGAGGTCTGCCACCCCATCCGCGCCCTCGAAGGGATCGCGCAACGCGCCAAGGGCCAAACCGTCGACGGAGTCCCTACGGCAATCCGCTGGAACGGCCGCCAACGTCTCGTCTTTCCCACCGTCGCCGGCTCGGCCTCCTCGGGCGCCTGCCTCCAATCCGTCGGGCTCCTCGGCCGGATCCGCGGAATGGTCCACGTCGACCAATCCGGCCGCACGCTCCGCCCCGATTGTTTCGTCGGCGACGACCTCCAGACCGACCAGTCCGCAAAGAAAGCCGAACAAGTAGCACGCCGCGAGGCCATCCTCAACGGCGCGGTCCTCGGCCTCTCGGGACCTGGTCGCCAAATGTCCGGCCTCATCACCATCACCGTCCAGCGCCTCGGCGACCTCGCCGACCGGATCCTCGACCCCAAAATCTCCCCCCACTGGCAACCGCGCCGTTTCGCGCTCGTCGAGGCCTGGCCCACCGACCTCACCCACTGGGACCGCTACGCCGAGCTCCGCGAGGCCGACCTCGCCCGCGGCGCAAGCCACCTCCCCACCGCCACCGCGTACTACCGCACCAACCGCGACGCCATGGACGCCGGCGCCGTTGTCCCCTGGTCCCAACGACACGAACCGCACGAACTTTCAGCGCTCCAACACGCCTACAACCTCCGGCTCCGCAACCCCGCCGCCTTCGACGCCGAATACCAAAACGCCCCGACCGCCACCGTCGAGGGCGCATCTACCGCCACCGCGCTCGAGTCCGACTACCTGGTCCGCCGGGTCTCCGGGTTCGCCCGCGGCGAGATCCCCACCGCCGCGACCCACCTCTTCGCCGGCGTCGACGTCCAAAAGGACGTCCTCTTCTGGCTCGTCGCCGCGGTCGCTCAAGACCTCACCGGTCACGTGATCGACTACGGCGCCTGGCCCGATCAACCTGGCCTAACCTACTACACCCTCGCCGACCTGGTCGCCAACCTCCGCGGCGCCACCGGCTACCGCTCCCTCGAAGCCTCCCTTTTCGCCGCGCTCAATCGGCTCACCGACACCCTCACCGCGCGAAAATGGCTCCGCGACGACGGCGCCGCCATGAAGCTCGACCGGATCATCGTCGACGCCAACTGGGGCGCCTCGACCAAGACCGTCTACTCCTTCGCCCGCCAAACCGTCCACCCGGTCCTCTGCTACCACGGCCGCGGCATCACCGCCAAGCAAACCCCGCTCGACCAACGCAAGCGCCGCCCGGGCGAACAATCCGGCGCCGAATGGTACATCCCCACCACCAAAGGGACCAAGGCCGCGCGCCACGTCATCGCCGACGTTAACGCCATCAAGACCCAACTCGCCGACCGGCTCACCACTCCCATCGGCGACCCCGGCGCCTGGTCGCTGTTCAAATCCGACCCCTCGCGCCTGCGGATGATCGCCGACCACCTCTCGGCCGAATACCCGACCGAGACCTCCGGCCGCGGCCGAACGCTCCTCGAATGGTCGCTACTCCCGGGCCGGGACAACCATTGGCTCGACTGCCTCGGCATGGTCTACGCCGGCGCGCTGATCGCCGGCCTCTCGCTCGACGGCGGCGATCGACCAACGCGCCGCCGCGCCAAGGCCTCGCTCCGCCAACACTACCGAGGCCACGCCGCCGGCGACGTGTAAACACCCCCGCCGCGCCGTCGCTACGCTCGCCCCCATGACCACACCCGCACCCAACGACGACCTCGCCGCGCGGATCGCCACCGCCGCGGCCGAGCCCGCCAAGGCCTCGGTCGATGGCCAATCCGCCGAGAACCGATCGGTCCGCGAACTCATCGAGGCCGACCGCCACCTCGCCAACCGTCGGGCCGGCAAAGCCCCACGCTTCGGGATCGGCCTCTCCCGCATCGTCCCCGGCTCCGCGCTGGGGGGTGGCCAGTGAAGCCCCACGCCGCGCAACGACTGGTCGACCACATGGGCCGACCGCTCGCCACCACGGCCGAGCTCGCCGCGATCCGCAACGTCCAAGGCAAGCTCGCGACGCTCCAAGCCAAATACGACGCCGCCCAAACCACGGCCGACAACGTCCGACACTGGCGCCACGCCGACGACCTCTCCGCCGCCGCGGCCAACTCCCTCAGCGTCCGAAAGGTCCTCCGCGCTCGCTCGCGCTACGAATGCCTCGAAAACAACTCCTGGGGCAAAGGGATGGCCACGACGATCGCCGGCGATTTTATCGCCCGCGGTCCGGTCCTCCAAATCCTCACCGACGACACCGACGCCCGGCGCCAACTGCAGAACGGTTTCGCCCGCTGGGCCAAGGCGACCCGCCTCTGGCAAACGCTCCGCCTCGCGCGCCTCTCCAAACTGATCGACGGCGAGACATTCCTCCTCTTCACCACCAACCCCCGCATCCACGGCCGCGTCAAGCTCCACCTCCGCGCCGTCGAGGCCGACCAAATCAGCACGCCCGGTTGGATCGACGGCCTCAACTCCTCCGCCGTCGATGGCATCGAGTTTCACCCCGGCGGCGACCCCAAGCTCTACCACCTCCTCACCCACCACCCCGGCGACCGCGGCCTGGTCCTCCTCACCAACGCCATCACCGAAAAAACGGACCTCGACGCCGACCACGTCATCCACCTCTTCAACCGGGACCGGCCGGGCCAAGTCCGCGGCATTCCCGAGACCACGCCGGCGCTTCCGCTCTTCGCCATGCTGCGCCGCTTTACGCTCGCGACGATCCAGGCCGCCGAGACCGCCGCCGCATTCTCCGCCGTTTTAAAAACCCAGGCAAACGCATTCGACGGCGAGGAAGGGACGCTCTACGATCCGTTCGAAGGGGTCCCCATCGACCGCGGCACCATGGCCGCGCTTCCCTACGGTTACGAGCTCCAACAATTCAAAGCCGAACACCCGACCACAACCTACGCCGAATTCCGCGACTGTATCCTCCTCGAAATCGCCCGCGCCCTGCACCTCCCCGAATACAAGGCCAAGGGCTCCGCCGCCGGCTACAACTTCTCGTCCTCACGGATGGACGATCAGGACTATGAAGACTGGCTCGGCTACGAACGGGCCGATTGGGAAATCGAGGCGCTGGACCGCATTTTCGCCGCCTGGCTCGATGAAGCCATCCTGGCCGGCGATCTCCCGGCCCTCGGTCAATTCGCCGAAGAGATCCCCCACCGCTGGGCCTGGCCGCCGCGCCGCTCGGTTAACCCGCTCCAAGACGCCCACCGCGCGACGCACCTGATCGACGCCGGGCTCATGACCGAGGAGGCCTACCTAGCCTCGCAAGGGATCGACCCCGAGGCGCACTACGCCGCCCGCGAACGCGAGGCCCGACGCCGCTCTGACCTCGGCCAAATCATGCACGACCAGCTCGCCGACATCCAAGCCGCGCGCACATCCACCGGCCAACGCACAACCGCCCAACGTCGCAAGCGCCGAACCCCCACCGCCTCGACGCCACGCCCCACCGTCGCCACACCATGACCCACGCGCCGCGCACCGTGTAAAAGCTCCGCGCCGTCAACCCCTACAACCTTCGCCCATGCCACGCAAGCCGCGCCACACCGACCGCCGCCCGCTCCTTTCTGGGATCCGCTCGATCCTCGCCCTCACCGCATCGGCACCCTCTACCGCGTCCACCTCTCCCACGGCCACGCCCACGGCCAACACCGACGCACCCACCGCCGACCAACCACCCAGCGCGACGCAACCACCCGCCGGCGATCAACCCGACCAGCTCCTCCGCCTCGACGGCTCGGCCACGCTCTCCCTCACCGCCGAGTTCACCCGCGCCAACCTCGAACCGGCAACCACCGCACCCGACACCGCGGCCCCCGCCGAGCCCGTCCGGTTTCGCCTCTTGGCCTACTCCGGCGGGATCATGTACCCGAACCTTCGCGGCATCGACTGGACCGGGCCCGTCGTCGTCGATACCGGCGGACTTATCGCCCCCTACCAAATGCCGGTCCACCGCGAGCACGACCGGCTCAAGCCCGTCGGCCACGGCTCGATCGAGATCACCGACGGCCGGGTCTACGCCTCGGGCCTCTTCTCGGTCGACTCCGACGACTCGCGCGAGATCATCGACTCGGCCGCCAAGGGGTTCCCCTGGGCCGCCTCGATCGGCCTGGGCAACATGACCGCCGAACGCGTCCCCGCCGGCCGCAACGTCACCGTCAACGGGTCCGACTTCGCCGGGCCCATCCTCGTCATCCGCCGCGGCGACCTCAACGAGGTCTCCATCGTCACCATCGGCGGCGATCCCAACACCTACGCCGCTGTGTATGCGGCCCAGTCCCCCGGAGTCTCTGCTGTGAACTTTGAACAATGGGTCGCCTCGCTCGGCCTCGTCGTCGCTAACCTGTCCGCCGCCGCCGTCGACCAGCTCCGCGCATCATTCGCCGCGCTGCAAGCCGCGCCACAATCCGCCGGCCAAGCAACGGCCACCGCCTCGGCGCCGTCGGCCACCGCATCCGCACCCGCGCCCGCTGCGCCTTCGGCAACCGCCGCCGCGCCCGCTTCTGTCGCCACGATCGACCTCGGCGCCAGCCTCAACGCCGCACGCCTCGCGGCCGCCTCCGAAGACGAACGGATCGCCAACATCCGCGACATAGGGGCGCGATACAACAGTCCGCGACTTGCCGACGGGTCGCTGCTGACAGCCCACGCCATCACCCAGGGCTGGTCGGCCGACCGAACCGAGCTCGAAGCGACCCGCGTATCGCGCCCCGCCTCGCCCGCGATCCACTCGACCGGCGCCGACCAACGCCGCACCGTCGAGACCCTCCAGGCCGGTTTCATGCTCCGCGCCGGCCGGTCGATCGACACCGTCCTCCGCGAACCTGGCACCGTCGCGCCCGAGTGGACTCGCCTGGGCGTCAACGATCCGGTCCGCCAACGGATCATGAACAACGCCTACGAATTCCGCGACCTCCACCTGATGGAAATGGTCGCCGAATCACTCCGCGCCTGTGGTCATTCGGTCCCCTCTGGCCGCAACCATCATGCAATTCTGCAGGCCGGTTTCTCGACGCACTCGATCCAGTCCGTCTTCTCTCAATCGATCGGCGCGGTCGCGCTCATGGCCTACGCCGAGGGCGACGATTTCTCCCTCGGTTGGATCTCCGAGCGCGACGTGCCGAACCTCTTGGAGACCGACCGCCCGCGAATGATCGCCGGCCAAGACCTCACGCGTCACCCGACCGACGCCGAGGCCGACCACGCCTCGCGCGAAGCTAAGAACGAAAAGGTCCAGGCCGACCGCTACTCGCGACAAACTCAAGTCGACGAGGTCCACTTCATCAACGACCAATTCGGTCTGATCGCCGAGACGCCGCGCGACTTTGGCGCCGCGGCGCGTAGGTTGGTCCCCAACATGGTCGCCGCGGTCCTCCTCGCGAACGAGAACCTCGCGGCCACGGGTCGCGCCCTGTTCAATACCACCGACGTCTCGCTGATCGCTTCCAGCGCGCTCAGCCAGGCCAACCTCAGCAAGGCCCGCGCCGCCCTCAGCAAACGCAAAGACGGCGACGCCTCGCTGAACCTGCAAGCGACGCACCTGATCACCCCCTCCGAGCTCGGCGACCTCGCCATCCAGCTCACCGGCTCCGCGGTGATCTCGGCCGACTCCGGCCAAGGGTCGATGAACCCGATCCGGATGAGGAACATTCAACCGCGCGACGAAGGCCGCCTGTCCAACGGCGTCGTCTCGCCCAAGACCGGCGCCACGCTCGCCGGGTCTCTGACCTCCTGGTACCTGGTCAGCAACCAGGCCCACACCATTGAGGTCCAGTATCTCCAAGGGACCGGCCGCCAACCTGTGGTGACGGTCGAGCAACTGACCGGCGGCAAGCTCGGCCTCTGCGTCGTCGTCAAGCACTATGTCGGCGCCAAGGCCCTCGACTTCCGCGGCATGGTCCGCTGCGACGCCTGACCCTAACCACTCGCGCACCGCGGCCGCGTGATCACTCGCGGCCGCTGTGGCAACCGACCTTCCAACGCACCCACGCCAACCCAACCGCCCACCATGCTCCTCACTCGCGAAATCATCTCCGACGGCGTCACCTATCCACCGGGCACGCCCGTCTCATCGCTCCCCGACCGGATCCGCGCATCGGTCGCCGAGTCCAACTGGGTCGCCGAGTCCGCACCCGCGCCGGCGTCTGCCGATGAACCGGCCAACGAACCCAACGAACCCAACGAACCGGCCGACGACAAACCCAAACGCCGCCGCTGATCGCCGCCGCGACTGACCACCCAACAACCACACCACCACCCACGGCCACGCAATGACCCACGCCACGCGCATCAAATCGGGCTCGATCATCCCCTACACCCCCGGCGCCGACGTCCCCGCGAAATCGATCGTCCTACAGGGTGACCTCTTCGGGGTCGCGACCTCCGACATCGGCGCCAACAAACTCGGCTCGCTCGATTGTTCCGGCGTCTACGAAATCCCCAAGGCCGCCGCCACCGTCTTCGGCGCCGGCGCCCTGGTCTACTGGGACAACACCAACAAGCTCGCGGTCACGACCGACGGCTCCGGCACCCACAAGCTCCTGGGCAAGTCCGTCCTCGCCTCTGGCAACGGCCCGGTCGTCGTCCGCGTCATCCTGACGCCCTGACCTCGGGCTCTGTCCCCAACGCCTACCGCTAGGCCCGCCGAAGGGCCAATCCAGGAAGGGGGCGAGGTCCGCGGGCCTCGCCCCCGTTTTTTACCCTCACGGATCGAGACCCCCACCGATGGCACGACTCACCAAGGCCGACTTCCAAACCTACCGCGCGCTCTCCGTCGAGGCCGACGAACTCGCCCGCCGCGCCCGCACCCTGCGCCAAGGGATGGCCGCGATCGAGACACGCGCCCAGGAAGAGCTCGAAGCCTCCGGCCGCGAATCGATCACCCGCGGCGGCGCGCGGATCGGTTGGAAGGTCTCCCGCGCCTCGATCTCCTGGCGCTCCGAGCTCCTCGACCGAATCGGCGCCGAGGGGATCGCCGAAATCGAATCGGCTACCCCCGAGGTCCACCGCGTCGCCATCACTCTCCCCGCGGCCGAATGACCACCGCCCACTCGCACCAAACCGACCTCGCCACGCCGAGACACAATCGGCTACCCTCCGACAATTCACACACCGGGCGGCACGACGCCACCGGCACCCTCTCGACATGGAAGACCGATGGCCGCCACGCTCCTCGAATGGGCCTCCTGGCTCATTACCTATACTTTCAACCCCTGGATGGCCGAGGCGATCAACGCCACACTAACCGACATCTTCGGAACCCTTCCGCCGCTCCTCTGACGGGCCGCACAAATGGCGATCTGGCCGATCCTCCTAGTCGCGATGATGGCCGCGATCATCTGGCGACAATCTCGCGAACGCGCGCAACTCCTCGAACGCCTCGACGAAGCGCACCTGCGCACCTCCGAGAACGTCGAACGGATGCAAGCCATCATCAACCGGCTCACCCCGCCCGACTCCTTCGACTGACGACCACCGCGACCGCTCGCTCACGGACCGGCGCGAGCTCCACACCACGCACGGCGGCACCCTCACCCCAGGCCTCACCGTGACGACACCGACCACCGCTACCGCTGCGCCCGCATCCGACAACCTCGACGACCAGGCCGCCGCGCTCCTGGCCCACCTTCTCGAACCGGTCGAGGTGATCGACCCCACGCCGATCACCATGGCGCTCATCCGCGAACGGATCCCCGCGCGGCTCTACCTCGAATTCCGCGCCTCGCTCCTGGCCGTCACCGAATCCGCAACCACGGGCGACCTCGCCACGCGCATCCTCGCCGATGAACTCGCCGACGTTCGCGCCGCGCTGGTCGGGCCTGGGTTCCTACTCCACACGCCCGAACGTCGCGACCTGATCACCACCTTCGGCGAATCACTCCGTTGGTCCGCCAACCTGGTCGCCGCGCTCCGCGGCCTATCGGTCTCAACCATTCCCCGCTGGCGCAATGAAGGCCGCACCACCGCCCCCACGCTCGACACCCTCCGCGCCGAGCTCCTCGACGAGCGCCAACGCATCGAGGCCGACACCCGCGCGCAATCCTTCGCCGCGATCCGCGAACAATGGCTCGCCGCCTACGCGTCCGCGCTCACCTTCATCGGCTCGCGTCAATCCTCGGGCGACCTTCCCCCAACCCTTGCCGAAATTCTCGCACAACTCCGAGGGGACTAAATGCCAACGATCGACGCCGTCGCTTCCGGCAACTTAACCAACTACGCCGTAACCTTCGGCGGCCTCATCCCACAATCTGGCGACACTATCCGCGCCGGCAATTTTATTGTCGACCTAAATGCCTCGATCTCCGGAATCCGTTTTGAGACCGGACCAAGCGGCACCGGGTTTTTTCGAATTCGACAAACGGAAATCAACGGCGCTGGCGGTTCGCTAACCTTTACTGACTGCGACTTTGTCGCCGCTTTTGGGGTAACTGCCGCGCTGCAATGTTCACACGATTCTGGGACCGTAACGATCCGCGACGCAATTGTGGCAAACAGCACAACGGCCGCCGTTGCTGTAACCAATTCTGGCGGCGGAACGCTGACCGGACGCAACGCCACCGTCACGCTTAACACGCAACAACAAAACGGCGTCCGCAATTCCGGCTCCGGCGTCGTGAATTGGACCAATGCCTCCGGCGGAAATTTCAACTTTTCAAACGGAGTAACAAACAGCGGGAACGGAACCGTTAACGTTGTGAACGCCTACTCGGGAACGGGTTTCCGCACCGAAGGCGCCTTTAACAATGGCGCTGGAAC